CGCCGGCGCTGGAACGGACGCTGCTCTACACCATGACGGAGTGCGACCGCGTGACGGTGGTCACGACACCGGAGGACCCGGCAACCAAGCAGGTCGTGGCGACGCTGGGGGCTGACCTGGTGGTATCGCCGCGCCGGCACGAAGGGGGCGCAGAGTTCAACAAGGGCGCCATGCTAAACGACGGGTTCCGGGCGATCTACGATCGACACCGCAGCGACGGCGGCGAGGTGCCGTGGATCCTGGTCACGGACGCGGACATCATTTTGCCCGAGGGTTGCGGTGGCATGATCCGGGGCATGATCCTGAACCCTGGTGTGCTGTACTACGCGGAGCGGTCTCAATCGCCTTTCGGCTGGACACAAGATAGCTGGGACCTGGACGGGTGGCTGCTCGAGTACGGCCAGGACCGGAGCATGTCGGACCGGCTGAAGCTGACCGACCCGGCAACGAACGCGCGGCCGTGGGGATACTTCCAGCTCTTCAATCCTCGCGCCGCGGCGCTGGCGACACTGGCGGCCCCAGCCTGGTACTCTGAGGCATTCGGGACAGCCGGCGGCGTGGACAACCATTTCCAAGGGCACTGGGACCGCGAGAAACAGTACCTGCTGCCGGTGCGGTGCGTGCACCTGGCGCACGGGACGCAGATCGGCGTGAACTGGCGCGGGGTGGACGCCGCGCCGACCCCGGAACGGCAAGCGCGCCGTATCCAGGGCGGCTGGACGCTGCTGGGCTGGATCGACCACAACGGGTTCCACCGGCAGAGCCCGGACCCGGACAGCCCGCGCGGATACTACCGGCTGGTACGGGTCGACACGGCCGAGTACGTGCTGACGCCGCGCCGGGCCAGGCGTACGCGGTGGGTGTGCGAGGAGGACACAGGCTTCGGGCGCGTGAAGCGGATCGGTATCTGGGGCGCGCTGGGTATGGTGCGGATCTCGCGCGAGACGCGGGACGACTGGTCGGGCTGGGGCATGGGCGTGGACGAGCACGGGCGCCAGGCGTGGACGTGGGCCGGGCAACCGATCGAACGGACAAACTTCGAACTCTACTGGCGTGAGAACGTTCCGGAGGAGGATACCAGAACGCACGCGGCAGAGGTGTCTCAATCGCCTTTCGGCTTGGCAGGGGACAATAGCCGTGCTGGCGAGGTCGACAAGCTTGCGGTCGTGGTCTGCGCGGTGCGGTTGCACGGTGAGGCGTTACGCTGGGTCGGCTGGACCCGTGAGGTCCTGGAGGCAGTGGACGCGCAACTGTACCTGGTGACCGACGAGCCACAGATGCTCGTGCTGCCCGAGTGGGTGGTTACGGTCAAGTATCAGCCGGCGGCCGGCGAACTGTACAGCCCGGCGCGGGTGTCGAACCGCGGCATTCGTGCGGCATGCGAGGCGGGCTTCGCCCGGATCCTGAAGACGGACATCGACTGCATCCTGGCCGGGCGGCTGGTTGGGCAGTGCCGGGCCCTGACCGGAGACGTGGCGCTGGCGCCATACTACATGATGGCGAAGAGCGTGGACGCCGCAGACATACAGGCGGCAAAGGCGTGGGAGCAGGGCTGCGGTACGCTCTGCATGACGGGCGCGAACTGGAAGCGACTGTGCGGGTATGACGAGCGCATGGAAGGCTTTGGCCGCGAAGACGGCGACCTGGTGACGCGCGCGCGCCTCGCAGGCCTGGACGTGCGACGCGCGCCGGGCCGGGTCTGGCACATCGGCCACGAGAGCCGACAGACCGCGGACTGGTACCCCATGCGCCGTGCCGAGAACATCGAGGCGGGCAAGACGGTGTGGCAGGAGCAGGAACAGGCCAAGGCGTGGGGAAAGGCGGTGGCGCATGCGACCGAGTGAACTGCTGGCACTGGCGGAGACGATACCCGGGTGTCTGTCGCAGATCGAGATGGCGGCGCTGTTGGCGCTGGCCCTGGAGGTCCGGAGCCATCCGGGTGACATTGTGGAGGTTGGGGCGCTGTTCGGGAAGTCGACCGTACTCCTGACGGCAGGGGGGCACGTGACGACGATCGATTGCGGCGGGCCCGTAGTCCAGTGGATGCTGGACGCGAGCGAGCCGAAGCCCACGGCGCAGTTGGGCGATGACGTGACCGCGCACCTGCACCGGTACCTGGAGCCGTTCCGGCCTGGCGTGACGGTAGCGCCCGGACTGAGCGAGCTGGTGTTGCCGACGCTGTCGGACAGGTCTGCCAAGCTGGTGTTCCTGGACGGCGACCATTGCAGCCCGGCGGTTGACGCGGATATCCGCCAGGCTATGCGGCTGGTGCAGCCCGGCGGGATCCTCGTGCTGCACGACTTCCGGACCGTGCCGGAGTACCAGCCGTGGCCGGATGTACAAGATGCACTGTGGCGGGCTATGAGGCAGAACGGTGTCATTACCGAATGGCCTCGCGCCATGTTCGCCGGCCGCATCGGTGCTTGGTATCGACTGGCATGACCACGGGGCAAGCCCGTGGGATGGAGGATCCAGACGGATGTTGCGTGAGTTGATCGAATGGCGGGAACGACTGGCGGCGGGTCGGCTGACCATCACGGTTGACACGGCGGGCGTGACCGTGGACGCGGCCGGCCAGACCGACACCGGTAAGGTCATCGCGCTGATGCGCGAGTACGGACCTCGCGAGGTTGACGGCGTGACGGGGCCGGGCCTGTTCATGCTGAAGTTCGAGAGCGAATGGACACTGCGGCGCCGTGCCGAACAGGCGAAGGAATGTCAGCATGTCTGACCAACGCGAACTGACCGCAAAAGAGCAGCGCTTCTGCTGCGAGCACCTGATAGACGGCAACGGCAGCCGCGCCGCGATCCGCGCCGGATATGCCGTCAAGTCCGCGAGGGTAACGGCGAGCCAGCTCCTAACAAAACCTAACATCCAGGCCGAGCTGGAACGGCTCCGAAAGCAGTCAGAATCCGACGCGATTGCGACGCATGACGAGGTATGCCGTATGCTAACAAACGTTATCCGGTGCAAACTGGCGCACTACGTACGGCCGGACGGCAGCGTCAAGCTTGAAGACCTGACGTCGCCCGGGGTCCAGGAAGTGACGATTGAGGACACGCCGGCCGGACAGCGGGTGCGGGTCAAGCTCCGGGATCCGGTCGGGGCGGCGCATGAGCTGGCGAACATGCGCGGCTACCACGCAGCGGAGAAGCACCAGGTATCCGGCCGCGTGCGCAAGGAGGTGCGTTTCTTTGTACGCCCGCGCCCGCCAGATGCGCCGGCGCCCGCGCCTGTATCGGAACCGGAAGACCAGGAGACACGCGACGGACACCAGCCCACAAGTTGAACTGACCCAACTCGAGGCGACCAGGTCGTACCTGACGCTGATCGAGAACACGCGCCCGATTGTGATCCTCGAGGGCTCGACGCGCTCCGGGAAGACGTGGGCGATCCTGATGTACCTGATCGCGAGCCTATCGGAAGAACGACTGGTCTGCTTCTGCGGCCGCAACGACGGCCGCACGTGCGAGCGCAGCGTGGTGCGCGACTTCAAGACCATCATGGGCCTGATGGAATGCTGGGATTCGACGTGTTGGAATGGGACACTGAAGAAGTACGAATGGAAGCACGGGAGCATCCTGGAGTTTGGCGGCACCAGCGACGTGACCAAGTTACACGGCCCGCAGATCGACATCCTATGGCTGAACGAGGTCATGGAGCAGAGCTACGACGCGTGGAAGCAGCTCACGCAGCGCACAAGCAAGTTGCGAATTCTGGACTTCAACCCGTCCCTTACCCAGCACTGGGTCTTCGAGCGGGTCATGACGCGTACCGGCGAGTTCAGTTACTGCCACACCACATACAGGGACAACCCGTTCCTGAGCCCGGAACAGATTGCGGAGATTGAGAGTTTCGAGCCGACCGCGCGGAACATTGCCCGCGGCACGGCCGATGAATGGCACTGGACGGTCTACGGGCTGGGCAAGCGCGGCCGGCGTGAGGGTGTGATTTACAAGTTGTGGGACAAGGTCGAGACCTGGCCCGACCGGATGAACTGTCAGCGGTACGGGTACGGCCTGGACTTCGGGTACTCAGAGGATCCCACGGCGGTGGTTGAGTGCGCGCTGTTCCAGCATGACCTATGGCTGCGGGAAGTGGTGTACGAAACGGGCCTGCTGGTGACACGGAACGTCTCGAAACCCAGCGAACCGAGCCTGGAAGCGCGCCTGGAGGCGGCTGGCGTGGACAAGAAGTTGCGCATACACGCGGAGTCCGCAGAGCCAGAGAGTTGCCGAGACCTGACGCTGGCCGGATACAACGTGGTCCCGACCGTGAAGAGCCCGGACAGTATCCGGCACGGGATTGACCTGCTTCGGCGGCGGCGGATTCACGTCTGGATGGGCAGTCAGAATGTGCAGATCGAGATTGAGAACTACACCTGGGACCGGAACCGCGCCACGGGAGTGTGGCTCCCGGACCCGATAGACAAGTTCAACCATGCCATGGACGCGGCGCGGTACTGGGCCTTGGCCGAACTGAGACCGCAACGCGACAGACCGGCCGGGCCGGCCCAGGCGCAAACCGTGCTGACGCAACGGGCGGGCGTGCGGATCCTCGCGCCACGGTCGATCAGTGTGCTGCGAGGGAGATAACACCGGGATCAGCGGCGGTACACCGTCCGCTGAAGCCGCTGGTTGTGCTTCCGAATCGAAAGGCGACTGACGATGGACGAAGACATCGAAATCTGTGACGCTGATGGACACGTGATTGAGGTCGTGCGGTGTCTGTCCTGCAGGAACATCGGCCCGGCGCGCGAGATCCTGGACGATGCCGACTTCCCCGACGGGTACCCGGTCTGCGGGGAATGCGGGTGCCAACTAGTCGAGCCTGTCCCACACAACACCGGGCTCATCGGCGGTACCCCGTCCGCTGCAGCGCCCTTGTTGTGCGTTTGTGGTTGTGGCCATTTCGTCTGGTGGGTCAATGAGAACGCGCGCTACTCCTCCTCGACCCCGCGCGAGTGCTACCACCCCGACCGCCACCCGGATGCGCGGTGCCGCAGATGTAACCGCGAGGTGCGGCCGCACAACACCGGGCTCACGGGCCGCTAGGAGTAACCATGGATGACGCGATGAGCAAAGACCTGTGCACGACATTCGGAGCGAGGACCGCTCGCGGTCCCGTGCAGCCGCCTTGTTCTGCGGGTTGGGTCCGGGACCAACTGCCGGACGCGGACATGACCGTCCTCATTCGGTGCAGCGGCGACGAATACCCGATCTGGCCCGCCTTCCACGATGGCGAGGTGTGGTGTGGCGCCGACGGCGCGGAACTGGAGGGGCCGGTACTCGGGTGGATGGAACTCGACGCGGCGGCCAGAATGTTGGACGGGCAGAACACCCAGGCTCACGGGCCGCGACAGGAGTGACCATGGACGCAACCACCAGCACAGTAAGCGGTCCCGTGCAGCCGCCTTGTTCTGCTGACGAATTGTTGTTGACGTGTCTGTGTCTCCGATTTCAGGAGCGCCTACGGTGCGTGCGACGCGCTCAGACACTGTGGGGACACCACCACGACTCGCTCAGCACCGAAGACAGATACTGCATCGCCATGGCCGCCGGGGTCGAGGACGCCACGACTCGGTTTTCGGTCAGGTCCCGCCAGGACGGCGGGTTTGACGTGCTGGTGATGGAGCAGAACACTGTATAGACGGCAGCCGTACTTTTGGCCAGATAGATGGCAGGACCACGGGACAAGCCCGTGGGATGAGCGGAGAGGTGTAAGGCATGGCGCGATTCACATGGCGGCTGGAGACGGACCGGGCGGTACTCGGGGGGATGTACCTGGAGGTTGCGGAACACTACAATTGGGCGGATCTGCTATACGAGCTTGACGCGGAGCGGCTTCCGACCTGGATGGACTGGGTCGGCGCGCGCGCACATGTGTGGGCGGCGTATGACTCGGACACGGGGCGGCTCGGTGGATACGCGATTTTCACGCACTTCATGCCCGACGTCGGCGGCACGTACTCGTGCTGGGCGCACTTCTGCCGGTTGCCGCACGTTCCGGAGCGCGCGGCTTTGGCGGCTGGTCGGACGTTTCTACAAGCCATTTACTTGACAACACCGCTGCATACGTTGTACATTCATACAAGACGCGCGGCAGTCGCGCGTTTCGCGGGACTGCTGGGATTCGAGGTCCGGGAGAGTGGAGGAGAGTACCATGGGTGGCGGCGGCGGCGGCGGGAAAGCACCGGCAGTCAAGCCGGCGGTGGCGCCAGTGGAGGTGGAGACCGCCACGACGCAGGCGGCCGTGGACAACGAGCGGCGGCGACTGGTGCATCGGTACAACCGCGAATCCACCTTCCTGACCCCGATCACCCAGGCGACGCAAGGCAAGACGATGCTGGGTCAGTAGCCCACACGGAGCGGAGTACGCAGCATGGCCGAGGACGCCAAGACGATCCGCGAGACGTTCGACCAGCTCAAGTCTGAACGCGCGCCGTTTGACGCCCTGTACCGGCAGGTCGCGCAGTACACACTCCCCGACGAAGCCTCCATCCCGGAGGCCGGCGGGACAACGGAAGGCCTGGAGCACGCGTACCCGAGCGAGTCAGTAGGGATCCGGTGTGCGCGGCTCCTGGCCGCGGGCCTGTTCAGCAACACGGTGTCTCCGGGCGCCCAGTGGTTCCGGTTGCGCGCGACGGACGAGCAGCTGAACGAACAGAGCGAAGTCCGCGAGTGGATGGACGCGAGCACGGACCGAGTCCTGAAGTCTCTGGCCGCAAGCAACTTCAGCCTTGAACTTCAGGAACTGCTGCACAACTTTGCCATCTTCGGCACCTCGCCTATCTTCATCGAACTGACGCGTCGTGACGCAGCGGCGCGCCTGAACTTCCGCCACTACTCCATTCGCGGCGTGTACATCACGGAGGGGCCGGACGGGATTGTGGACGGCGTGTACCGCGAGTTCAGTTTCACGGCGCGCCAGGCGGCGCTGGAGTTCGGCAGCGAACACCTGTCCGCCAAGCTCCGCGACAAGGTGCACCAGCCCGAGGGGAACACGGCCAAGGCCCAGTTCCTGCACGCAGTGTACCGCCGTCCGGGTCAGGCCGGCAAGGAGTCGGCCGGGTCCAAGGACATGCCGTGGGCGAGCGTGTACATGGAACTGGACGGGGACCAGGTGTGCCGCGAGGGCGGCTTCGCGACCTGGCCGTTTGCCGTGCCGCGCTGCTACAAGCGCGACGGTGAGACGTACGGGCGCAGTCCGGCCATGGAAGCGCTTGGCGACCTACGGCAGATCGAACGCGCCAGCAATGACTGGATCGACGCGGTCGAGATGGCCATGGTCCCGCCCGTGTTCATGCCTGACCGTGAGGCGGCGGAGATCGTGGACCTGCGGCCTGGCCGGGTGAACTACTACGACCCAACGCGCGGCGGCAAGCCCGTGCTGTTCGAGTCGGGCGGGAATGCGCAGATCGGCGAATACTTCCTGAACCGGAAAGAACAGGCGGTTCGCGAGGCGTTCTTCGTCGACCTGTTCCTGGCGCTTGAGGGTCAGACCGGCGGGCCGGCGAAGACCGCGACCGAGGTCGCGGAACTGGTAAGCGAGAAGATCCAGGCGATCAGCCCCATGGTGAACCGTCTGCAGTCCGAACTGTTCGCGCCGCTGATCATCCGTTGTGTGTCGCTGCTGGCCGAGGCGGGCCTGTTGTCCGAGCCGCCGGCCGTACTGAAGGGCCGGACCTATGAAGTCGACTACCAGACGCGCCTTGACGCGCGCCTGGCGGATGTCGAGACGAACAACATCATGGCCGCGCTGACGCAGATCGGGGAGGTCCAGGCGCTGTTCGCGCAGTTCCCTGACCTGCGGGCGACAGTGAACCAGGACGAGGTGTACCGCGCGCTGGCGCACAATCGCCGCGTGCCCATGAAGATGCTGCGGAGTCCGCGCGAGACGGACAAGTACCGCGCCGGCATGCAGGCGGCCGCGGAGGAACAGCAGAAGGCGGCCATGCTGGCCGAGAAGGTCAAGCCTGTCGACGTGACGCAACCGTTGCAGCCGGGCAGCATGCTGGCGCAATTTACCGGCGGGGGTGCAGGCGCATGAGCCAGGGCCAGAAACGTCGGGACGAGAAGCGCGCCGCGATCATGGCGCGTGAGCAGGCGCGTACGGCACTGTACCGTGCGGTGTTCCTGGGCAGTCCCGAGGGACGGAAGGTCCTGGAGGAGCTGACCCGGGACGCGTGCGGCGTGAGCAGGCTAAGCTTTGCGGCTGACAGCGAGCGGCTGACGGCGTTCAACGAGGGGCGACGAGCGATCGGTCTGTATCTACAGGAGGTAGTCAATGGCAGCAGGATCCCCAGTGAGCGGAACAACGACAACCCCAGGCCAGGCCCCGGCGGGC